CCAAATTACCCAAGTTCTCCGGCCGCCGCGCGAGCGCCTTTCAGGCCGAAAGGTCGCGCTCGATCGGCTTAAGCCCAGGTTGCATTCTGCAACCAGGCGATCGTGCCCGCACGTCGCTGAACCCAATTCAATGGCATGACCATCCGAAGAGCCAGCGAGTCAGTCTGGAATAGCGAACGTTGCGGAGCGGCAACCACTCCAGGAGACCCGGGCCCGACCAGATCGAGGGGAGCCGTGTCCTCCATATGGAGCGTCGCCTGGTCGCTGATTTCCAGCCTTGGCGCTTCGCCGCCGACCACCACGAAGTCCGCGGCATCAATCAGGATCATTGTCTTGAGCGGCACCGTGGTCGATTTGATGAATGGCACCGTGCCAAGCGAGCCGGCCGCGACCTCGTCGCGGAACGGGAAGATACCGGTATTCGTCGCTGACGCCATGGCCGCCGACAGGAGATCGCCGGGATTCATCAGCCACACGGGAGACCGCAGGTTGCCATAGGTCGAGGCGAGCAACGCCCCTTCCAGAAGCTTGATGTCGCCAATGAGCGCGGCGAGACCGCCGCCTGCAGTTGCCGTCGAGGCAGCAACACCATTGAGCAGGCCCGCAGGCCGGATCGTCGTTGCGGGATTGGCGTCGAGCAGCACGCTGTCGATCGCCACGGAGGTGTCGACTTGGATCGCTTCGCGCAGAAGGCCCTCGATCGCAGGGATCGAGTGATCGTTCATTTCCCTCGTCCAGGTCGAGATGACCGCGACCTTCTTCGGAGTTAGCGTCTGGCTGGTGAACGCCCCTTGCCGAACGGGGATTGCCATACCTTCGCCGACGAACGAGCCCGCGATCGTCGGAGTTCGCGAGCGCGTCGGGATAATGATGCGCCCGGCGGCGCCGAAGTTGAGAGTCAACCCTCTGGCCGACAGCTGCGGCAGGATAGCGTCCGGCATGAGCAGACTCATGAAATCCGTATAAATCTGCTGGACCAACTCGGCAGCCCAACCGGCGACGGTTGTCATTGCTGGAGCCGAAGCAGCACGCAAGACCAGATCCACAACGCCGCGGGTCACCTCATCGTCACCGTAAAGCCTGGCGCGCGTCTCGTCCGCCAGCTTTCCAGAATTCTTGGAGAAGTAAGCGACAGCAGCTGCACGCACGAGATAGTCCAGGCCGTTGAGATCTTTCTTATCGCGCCCACGCGGCATCGCGGCCGCCGTTTTGCTTTTCGCTTCATCGGTGACGATAGCCAAGGCGCGACCTGGCCGAGGACCGCCGTTGTCGGCAGTTTTCCCGAGGGCCTTTTCAGAATCGACAAGCGCGTTTCTAGTATCCTCCAGCTGCTTGATCTTCGCGTTGAGGTCGTTAGTCATCTGCATGTCGGACTCGCTGACGTTCGAGTCGTCCATATGCTCGAGATGCGCGCTCAACGCGTCCCTCTTTTCGACGAGCTGAGCTTCCAGGTCGATTATTCGCTGAGAAAGCGACATCGCTTTGCTCTTTCCAGATTGGGAAGTGGAAGTTTCGGCGTTCTTGCCAATGATCCCGCGGCCCTTGACCCGATCTCTTTTGCCGTTCTTGGCGAAGACAAAGTCAATTGTCCGCGGGGAAATTTTCAGAGACTTGGCGATGGCCACGGCATTGGCGTTCGCCGGGATGCTCACCAGCGAGCACTCGACGAGCTCCTGCTTGATAAACCGCGTGCCTCTGTAAGGTTGACTCTTGTCGATAGGATCAGACTCGATTTCGCGGAAGCCCACCGAGACCGCGCGAAGAATGCCTGCGTCGATCAGGGCTCTCAGCTCGTCGATGCGCGGAATGACCCCCTTCGGCGCCAGCGTCAGCTTGCCACGAAGCTCCTTGTCCTGCACCCGAATATTATCCCAGGTTCCGATTGGCTGATCGGAACGGTGACCCCACAATGCGATAGGGTTTTTCTTGAAGCTTTCCAAATTCCAGCCGTCGGCCGAGATGATATCGCCCATGCGGTCGACGCTCTCATCCGAGAGCACAAATTCCATGCCCTGAACCGCCCCACTGTGCGTCTTATGCTTGATGCCGTGGGCGCTGCGATCCTCCCATGCCAGCTCGCAGGCGTCGGAGGCCTCATCCTCGTCCGCGCCGCCGTCCATAAGCTCGTCCGTGCAACGATCCACGAAGTCCTCGTGGCTCTCGCCATCATCCGGCTCGGGTGTATCGTCCTGTTTAATTGCCATCGTCGAGCCTCCGAAGCTCCACGTCGTACCAGGGCGCCAGCCATCGCCAGCTGTGCCAGTCGCGCAGCAGGCCAGTAACGTTCGGATGTCCAATGGCGCCCGCGAGGTGCAGCGCCGCCGTGTCGATGGAAACGATCTCATCCATCGTCATCATCACCTCGGCGCAATGTCCGAAGTCCTCGAAATCGTATGTCACGACGCCGAGCGCACGCGCCTCCTCGCCACCCTGGACCTGGACGCTATGAATTTCCGCATCGCCGAGATCCAAGACCAGCCTCGCGAGAGGGATCTCCCGATGATAACCGCCGGGCGCGGCGTCGCACGTTGCAGTCGACCACGCGATGCCGATCCTGTGACAATCATTGCCGTTAAGCGCCCTCACGCTGGCCGCCAGTGGCATCAAGTAAGGGGCCTCCAGCCCGCCAAGATTGTCTGGCGTCGCCCCCAGAAGCCCGGGCAAGTGAAGCATGGGACAAAAATAATCAGCCGGCACGATGCGCGAAACAACCGGAGCGATCTGCGCCGCCAATGACTCCAGGGCAGGCGGCATCAACAGCGTGACATCGGCGCCGCGATGCATCAACCCGTCGACATAGCGGAGCGTCATCAACGTATCGCCGAAGCCGTGAGCGTGGATCAGCAAAATACGCTTGCCGTCTATCGGTTCGCCACACCATGGCTTGATGCCAGCGTCAACGGCCTCCCGCACCGCCGGACGCATGAGCGCATGGATAAGCTCACACTCCCGATATTCCTCGAACCCTTGCGTCCATCGCCCGAGCGCCAGCAACGTCAACGCTCTGTTATGCCGCGCAAAAGCTGTCGGCGCGATCGCAAGAGCCGCATTCCATTCCGTCAATGCATCGAGAGGACGATTGGCGCGACAAAGAACGCAGGCCTCGTCATATCGCTTCAGATACTCATCGATGGATGCGCGCTCGGCGACGTTGTCTGCTGGCTGCGCCAGCCGAGCCACAACAGAGCCCCCTCGCGCCATGACGACCTCTCCATTTGGGATCCCGCCGCGACTACGCACTTCGAGGACCTCTCCCTTCGCCGTGAGGCCACGCCACCCATCCGATGTCGCCTCCCGCGCAATCAGCGCATCGCAAGGAAGATCGTCCAAAAACGAAATACGGCTCATCCGAATCGAAAACGTGGCACGCCATCGACGCCGCCGATGCCGAATACTCCGAGCAGCAGAAAAATCGCCACCAGAACAAAAATCACGACTGCTACGACACGAATAAGACGGCCGGCAGGCTCGGGCGGCGGAAACGCGGTTAGAACATAGTCCAACAAAAACCAGAGCAAGCCCAAAATGAGGATGTAGACGATCAAAGTGATGAGAGCGCTGATCATCTGATTATTTCCAAGCAGGAGTCAGCCACGCCACCGCGCGCGAGTCGCGCAGAGCCCAGGAGACAGGCCACCGCATCTTCAACGCGATGGAATCCGTCTGGAACAAGCTCCGCGCCGGCGCCGCTGGCGCGCCGCCATTGACGATCACCAGCGGCGTATCGTTCATGTGCAGCTCGCCCGCGTTGGCGGTCTCGATCACGGGATCAGGGCTCAGCGCCGCGACGAGGCCATTAGTCGCGACGCACATGAGATCGTTACCCATGGCGACGCTTCCCAGCGCGATCACGCTGGTTTCGTCCAGAACGGTGTTCACCTGAAGCAGAAACCGCATGATCGTCTGAGCTATGAGGCCGGGACCGCCGATGAGGGCATAGGGACCGTTCCCGCCGACAACAGCAGTCGCATTGATGAGCGCCGCGACGTCGCTATAGAACGCCTGCGACATGTCGGTGGCGACGCTGGCGGTCAAAGCCGCAATGCCATTGCGAAGACCGGCCGGTTGCGCGGCGGTGGCCGCAGCGGAGCCGAACAACGCAACGTCGAGCGCCGCCGAGGTCGAGCGCATCAATACATCGCCGATAAGCGCCTCGGCGTTCGAGCTTTCCATCATCTCACGGGTCAGAACGCCAATCGCGGCCAACTTGTGAGGAGATAGCAGCGCCGCGCCCGACGTGAGCTGACGCACCGGGATCGGATTACCCTCGGCGACGAAACCCGCATTGCCTGCGCCGGCAACGAAACCGGGCACGCTGATCAGACCGTTCCCGTCCCAGGTCAGGACGAGAGATTGGCGCAGGACCGCCGCGCCCGCCGCAGAGGGGCCCATGGCCACGAGGCCATCCCTGACGATCTTATGGGCCAACTCGGCCGCCCACCCGGCAACCGAGGTCATCGCGGGAGCCGAAACGGCCCGCAAGACGATCGCGTCGGTCGGCCACAGTCGCCCGGCTATCTCTACAGGGCTGCCGCGCGTCACCGACGCGAGCGCGCGCGCCATCACGATCCGCATGAAGCTGTTGCTGGGAGAAATCGACAGCACAGGCGTTTCGGTCTTGGAGCGCGAGCGGAAGGATTCAACGTTGGCCATGGATCACCCGATCAAACATTCGGCGTCAAACTTCACGGAAAGCAGCGGCGCAACGCCGACCGCCATCGTCAGCGCCACCAGACCATCGATACGGCCCGCCGACTTGCGCTTGCTCGGCTTGCGGTTCCCCGCGTCGTCCTTCACGATCACCGTGTTGGCGACGCACATCGTCAGGATCGGATGGCTGCCATGGCGAAGCTTCCGATCCCTGATCAGCTGCTCGAGATCCCGTATCGCCGGGCTCATGCTGGCCATGCCCTGACCGAACTCGACAAACCGCTCCGTCACGAATTGCTCGGACAGGCCAACCTTGAGAAGCCACGGCTTGAGATGGCGCATGTTCCAGCGATCAAAACCGATCTTGCGCACATCGTAACGCTCGAAAATCTCATCCTTCAAATACTGGGACACATACTCGTAGCTGACCGACGCCCCGGGATTGGTGAGCAGCAAACCCTCGTTTGCCCATTGGTCATACGGAACACGATCGCCGACCGCTTTTCGCCCGAGCCCGTCCTCCGGAAGCCAGAACTTCGGCAGCACATGCCATACGTCACCGATCCGACCGATCAGCACCAGCGAGGTCAGGTCCGCGACCTCGCTGAGGTCGAGCCCGGCATAAACCTCATCGCAATCGTCGAGGGGAGTGACCGGCCCACCGCAATCTTTCCACATCTGCGGCTGAATGAACGGGTTAACCATCTCCACCCGCTGATTCAAGATCAAGTTGCGATATTCCGCCTCACGGCTCGGCATGCGCTCGGCGTCCTGCGCCATCGCCATCACCTCGGTCTCGGACAGAAACTCGCCGAGCGCAGGATTGGCCAGCAGAATGGTCTCCCTCTTGAACGGATCGAGCGCCTGATCCGCGGTGTAGAGGCTCACCAGCGTTCGCGGATCGTGTCCCGCCTTCGCATCATCAATCAGCACCGAAAGCAGATCGGTGTCAGTGCGCGCCTGCGTTGAGATGATCACGCTCAACGGCGCGCCGTGCGCGCCCGTGGCGGTCTCCAGCGCCTCGTAAAGAACCGACCGCGGCCCGCGAACCTGGCCAAGCTCATCATGAATGACGAACGCAGGCGATAAGCCATAAGCCGTGGTCGCTTCCGCCGACAACGAGCGATACTTGGTGCCAAGGTCACCGCAAAGGATTTCCTTGGCGGCTTCTCTGATAATCACCGACGATCGCAAATCCGGGCTCATCCGGATCATCTTCGCAGCCAGGTTGAAGATGATCGCGGCCTGCTCACGCGACTGCGCCGCGG